TAATTATTGTGTTATCCACTTCTTTTAGAAATGTGAGTATTTCATCAACTAACATTTTAATGTATTCATCATCCCTGTCAAGTTGTTTGACGAATAATACCATGTTATCTGGGAAATTTGGGTTATAGCTTACAAAATGTGCAAAGCTAGCACCTGTCACCGCCATTTGCCATTGTATCTGAGGTACGTATTTACTAGGCACTTTATCTGTCATTAGGGTAGTAGTATGTGTAGTTTCTATAGGACATTTAATTTCTAATATACCTTCACCGTCAGCAATCAATCCATCTGGACTTGCACCACTCATAGCAACAGTTGGGTGATCTATAAATCCAACTTCTTTTACTTCTCCATATTTAAGCTCATACAAAGTTCTAGCAGTTTCTTCTCTATCAATACCATCTTGCATAGCTTGATTAACATAAGTATCAGCTTTCTTTCCTGTAAGCCTTTCAGTTACAAGTTGTGTAAGATAGTTTTGACGAGATGTAGATACACCTGTTTTAGTCTTTGCTATCACATCTGCTACACGACTAGCTGTTACTTTGCCAAGTCGTGCATCAAACCATTCTTGTGTGCGTTGTTCCATTATGCAGCCTTAAGAGTTTCTACAAACTCTGCACATTGTTCTTTATCTTCTCTTGACATCTTTGCATATACAACTCTAGCAGCTTCAATTCCTTTGTCAGCATAAGTAGATTTAAGTGTTTCTAATGGGTTTACATCCGGTAAATCTTCACCGCTATAGATATATAAACCAATACCATGTAATGCAATAGCTTTAGCTAAACAACGTTGCATAGCTGTATTTACAGCCATAGCATCTGGATTCTTCATAGCTTTATTAGAAAAGTCAAGCACAGGTAATTGAGCTGTCATAGTTTTACCAAATGCTGTAACAGAACAAAAGACCATAAGTGTTTCACCAAATTGCACAGGTTCTTTATATTCCCATGTAGCAGTTGGGTCTTGTTGCAATAAAGTATCAACCGCCCATGACCATGAAATGTAATTAAATTTACCTTTCTTTTCTAAATGTTCTGATACATCAATTTTACGTAGTTCTAAATACTTACTCATTTGTTGTCTCCTGTTGTTTTGTTTCCATCTCGTGTAGTTGTTGCATCACTTGTTGGTAAAACATTAATTCTTCCATTTAATCTCTCCCTTTCATCAAATCTTTTATTAAGTTCTTCTAAGTCTTTCCATACCTCTGGTAATATTTCAGCTATACGCTTTAAACCATTCGCCATATTATATACCCCCAAAATATAAAAAGAAATAGCCATATGTATTTATTCATCATGCTTTTCCTGTTGATCAAGTAAATGTTCAGCTAACTGTTCTTGTTGTTCAAGTCTTTCCATATCATCTAAATATGCGTCTGGGTCTAAGTGTCTTTCCATTATATTGCTCCTGCTAACTTGCCCATAATATATAGGAATAAGGCTACGTAGGCATAGAAAAATACTACTGTTACTATCATTGTTTTAATACTCATGTTTCTCTCCTGGTTAAATTACAATAGTTATATTAAACACATAAAATAACTTGTCAACAACTTTCTAGTAAAAATCTATAAATAAAATAGTTTGCAATTAGAAATACATTGTGGTAATGTTTTGCCCTATGGAGATATTGCGTTACATTATATTAGATGAATTTGATGGAAAACCTCTAAGAGCCTTTAGTAACAAGGCATCTGCACTATGGTTTCTTGAGAATAGGTCTAATTGCAAGCTCCATATTTTGCCTAGAACGCCTAAAGCAAAAGTCGTGCCAATGTCAGAATTATATGAAGAATGTTTATTTTAAGGAGAGTAATATGAACGCAAGAGAAGCATTGTATAGAATAGAAGCATTATTAGAAGCTGGTGCTGTTCCAACATCTGATGGATTGATGTTAAATAGAGATGTTTTTAATTTAATTTTAGAGTCAATAAGCATTGGTATTCAGCATGGAGAAAAAAATGAGAATTAAGAATTGGGAGAAGTTTAACCTTTATAAGCCTAGAAACCCACGTTATCAAAAAAAGATGACATGGTTTAAATTTTATGGTACGGATTATATTAATGACATAGAGATACATAAGTTATCTTTTGAACAAAAAGCTGTTTTAGTAGAGTTATGGTGTCTTGGTTCTGAAAGTGATGGCATATTACCTGACAACTATGAGATCGCTTTTAGACTTCATTATCCTATTGACTTTATTGAAAAAATAGTAAATGAACTATTTACTAGAGGTTGGCTAGAGGAAAACTATCAACCTGCTAGCATAGAGAAGAGAAGAGAAGAGAAGAAAAGAGAAGATATATATGTCGTTAAAACGACCAATAGGTTTGATGAATTTTGGGAAAGCTATCCTAATGTTCGTAAAGTCAACAAGAAAACTTGTTTAGAAAGATGGGCTAATAAAAATCTTGACGCTATAGCAGATGAAGTGATAGGGTATGTAAAAAAAATGAAAGATACTCAATCATGGAAAGATGGTTTCTCACCAGCACCATTAACACTATTGAACCAGGAAAGATGGAATGATGGTGAAATGCCAACAGAACGTAAAGTTTGGGAGGGTGGTATATGAAACAACATAAATGTCACAAAGAAATAAAATTAAATGATACACAAGGACATATTTTATCTTTTACAATTATTTTTGGAAGTTTAATAAGTGCTGTATATTTTTTTGGTGGCTGGGGAATGTTTATTTGGTTTATGTTTGCATTAGCTATATGTGCGGCAGGAGGATAATATGAAACAACATAAATGGCATAAAGAAATAAAAGCGTGGGCTGATGGTGCAGTTATTCAAACAGATATATCAGAAGTAAAAGAAGAGCCTATTTGGATAGATGTTCATTCACCAGCATGGGATATTAATGACGAATATCGCATTAAACCACAACCTAAAACTCCAAAACAAGCATGGGATGAAGAACTAACAAGAAGCTACAAAGAAACTATTATTGAACGATTAAGAAATGATGATAAGTTTTATGATGAAGTGTTTAGTGCTTACGATAATGCTAAAGATAATGAAATTAAACCACAACCTAAAGAGCCACGATATTTGTATGTATATATAGGCGAAAATGATAGATATATTTTTTCAATGTTTCACCCATCTAAATATAGCAATCCTGAATGTATAGGCAAAATTAAACTAGAGGACTCTGAATGAACATAGGAGAGGCATTAGAAAAACTAACAGTCAATCAGTCAGTCATTACTGATTACTACGAACAGGAGTTTAGTCATGCAGAGTTTAAAGTTAAAAGTACGGATATATTTGCTGATGATTTGGTCAAGTATTTTGGTGAGGAAATTCATAGTGGTAAATCACTTGGCTGGATTAAGACGGAAGATAAGTTTCGTGTTAGGAATGCGGAAGTAAACATTCTCACCGGTGTATCAGGTCATGGTAAAAGTATGTGGTTATCACAAGTCATATTAGCTATGATGCGACAGAATACTAAATGCCTAGTAGCTAGTTTAGAGATGCGACCTGTATTAACATTAGCTCGTATGATTACACAAACTTTAGGATCACCAGAACCAACAGATGATTTTATTCGCAAGTGGACAGATAGAGCAAAAGACAAACTGTATATTTACGATCAAACAGGTGTAACTACTTCACAAGATATGATAGCAACGCTATACTATGGAAAACATATTCTTGGTGTAGATGTATTCGTGATTGACAGTCTTATGAAGATGAGTGATATATCTGAAGAGTCTTTAGAAGCTCAAAAGTTATTCGTAGATAAACTAGCAGTTGTGTCACGTGATTTAAACATTGCAATTTTCTTGGTGGCTCATACTCGTAAGATGAAGTCAGAGGACGAAATACCAGATGCTACAAACATCATGGGTAGTTCACATATCAGAAATTTATGCGATAATATTATTTGTGTATGGCGTAATAGGTCTAAAGAAAAGTTAGTTGAAGCTGGTAAAACACCTGAAGAAGAACTAAAGATTATTCCAGATTGCAAGGTCTTTGTTCAGAAGCAGCGTAATGCACAATGGGAAGGTAACTTTAATTTTTGGTTTGATCCAAAAGGATTAAAATATAGGGAGAGTCCATGACCATAAATGACTTCATAAAAGAATGTAAAAAAGTATTCGGTAACGACATTCAATACAAAGCAACTTCTAAAGACGGACAAGTATTTAAAACGAAAGGATGGAGAGATGATAAAGTGGGCATTAACCAAAGACAATTTACCAATGTTAGTAGAGAAGTTAAAAACACTTGACTTTACTAAGCGTTGGAGAGTAACAGTAACAGACGCTAAACTAAACCGTAGCCTAGAACAAAACGAAAGACTATGGGAACTATATTCAAGCATAGGTCAACATTTAGGGATTGAGAAAGATAAGATACACGAACTTATGGGATACAAGTTCTTACGATACCAAACAGAAATTGCAGGTATGCCAGTAGAACTTATAAAGTCAACAACTAAACTAACTACAAGTGAGATGACAGAATACCAACAACAAATAGAGGTATGGGGTCAGACTATGGGTTGGGGATGGGATTATTAGTGATAGCTGTTTTATTTGCTAGAGACGATAGTCGTTATAAAGAACTTGATGGATATGATGTATATGATATTCACAGAGATGCTAGAAACTATTGCAAAAGTTATCCTGTAATAGCACATCCACCATGTAGAGCTTGGGGTATGTTATCTCACATGGCTAATCCTAGACCAGATGAAAAACAATTAGCTTATTATGCTTTAGCACAAGTAAGATTAAATGGAGGCATATTAGAACATCCTGCTGGTAGTCGTTTATGGAAAGAAGCACCACTACCACTAGGTGATGAAATAGATGAGTTTGGTGGATTTACTATTGAGATTGACCAGTTTGACTTTGGACATGTTGCACACAAAAATACTAAACTTTATATTTGTGGAATAGATAAATCTAAACTACCACCTATGCCACCTAAAAATTTATCTTTAACTGATAGGTCAATATGTGGTAATGTAAAAGGAACAAAACGCTGCACACAATATCAAAGAGAATATACACCAGATGATTTAATTAACTGGATGACAAAGGTATGTAATGAATTACAGAAACCCTAAACTACTTAAACTAGCAGATGGCGCACCATGTATGATGTGTGCTATTCAAGACGGAACTGTAGTATCTGCACACTCTAATCAATTACGTGATGGTAAAGGTACATCTATAAAGGCACACGATTACCGTATAGCGTTTTTATGCCATCAATGCCACCACATGATAGATAATGACAAAAGTTTAGATAAACATGATAGAATAGCTGCATGGGAAGAAGCTCACCGTAAAACTATAGGTTGGCTATTTACTAACAATCATTTGGAGGTAAAGTAATGGGCAAAGGAAGCGCACCTAGACCATTTACAGATAGAGAAGTATTTGAGTCTAACTTTGATAAAATATTTAGGTCTAAAAAACCAAGTGATGATGTATCACCACATACATACGAATATGAGTTAAACAAATCTACAGGTGAAATAGAAAAGAAGTATTCTCGTATAGATGTAATATCTCAGAATGGAAACGAAGGCTTACACTATCCTGATTCTTTAGAGCAAGGAACATCTAAACCTAATGGAGAACAATTTAATAATGTCAAATAAAGATTGGACAGGCAATAGTGTAGCTTACGCTAAAACATTAGGTGCAAGTAGTCACGCTAGTTATGAAAGAGAAAAACATGATTACTATGCTACAGAACCTAAAGCTGTTAAATTATTTCTTGAAGTAGAAAAGTTTGAAGGTAAAATTTGGGAATGTGCTTGTGGAGAAGGCAGCCTTTCTGAAGAAATGAAAAGACTTGGATATGATGTATATAGTTCTGATTTAGTTGATAGGGGTTATGGAGAATTAAAAGACTTTTTGTCTATAGAAAATAATCAACAAACAGATATGAATATTATTACAAATCCACCATACAAATATGCTAATGATTTTATAGTAAAGGCATTATCTATTATGCAACATGGTAAAAAGTTAGCATTATTTTTACCAATAAGATATTTAGAAGGTAAGGCACGTAAAAAGATATTTAAAGAAAATCCACCTAAAATTATTTATGTAAGTAGTAGCAGATTAATATGTGCTATCAATGGCGAATTTCATAAACAAAAAGGTTCAGCAGTTTCTTACGCTTGGTTTGTATGGGAAAAAGGTTATCAAGGTTCAACAACTATAGATTGGTTTAATTAATGATTGAATATTTAATGTTTGTTTTACAAATTATTGGCGTAATGTTGCCAATAGGAATTGCTTTAATTATTATACTATGGGTTGCAGATAAGGTATTAAAATAATGGCAACTAGCCCAACGCAATTAAGCCTTAAAAAATTAAGAGAAGAAGGATATACTGTTCAAGTAGTAGAGTACTGGAATAGCTTTGCAAGGATAAGGATTGACTTATTTGGTTTTATAGACATCATAGCTTTAAAAGGTAAAGAAGTATTAGCAGTACAAACAACGTCAGCAAGTAACATGAGTGCTAGATGTAAAAAGATAGCAGACCACGAAAATGTAGGTGCAGTTCGTGAAGCTGGTTGGACTATTCATGTACATGGTTGGCATCAAGATGATAAAAGGAAATGGCATTGCAAAGTGAAAGATGTATCGTGAAAGAAAAGATACTAGAATATCTTACAGAACCACGAACCATAAACGACATAGCAGAACATATACAATCTAACTATCCTATTACAAAAAACATACTTGTAGAGATGAGAGATGCAAATGTTATCCATGCTTATAAAGATAACCAAAATAGGCTAATGCACTATTACGTTCCACAACCACATCCATTACAAACTATATTTGGACATACAGTAAACTTTACAAGTGACCAGATAAAAGGCGTTACAAGTCATAACGCAGATGACGCTAAACATAATCTACAACACAAGACTACACAAGAAACTTATGGAGAAAGCGTAGCATATACGCTAACAAGATATGATTAGTATGGAACGTTTATTATCTATTATGCAAGACTGGTCTTTATGGATGAAATCGGATAATCATAGGCTAGGTTATCCATCTAAAAGCATAGGACTCTCTTCAGGGGGAGAGTCAACTAGCGAAGTGTTTGAGGAAATGTGTTCAGCTCAAGATATGGCTAACATACGCACAATAGACGCTATTATCCATAGCTTACCTAAAGAACAACAAGACGCTATATATGCTAGATACCTAGACGCTAAGAAGCCATTAGCCTATCCATACAAGCTAGAACTAGCATTTGACAATCTGATTACTATAGCTGCGAGAAGGATCAATGCATAATCTTGTTGAACAAAAATAGCAAAGTATGTTATAATAACGCCTGTATGGCAACTCCTGCCTGTTAAAAACGTAATCCCACAAAAGCCTGACTGCACTCTCTCCGTAGTTGGGCTTTTTCTTTTATATGAAACTATCTATTTGCACTACATGCGGAACACCGTATGATGAAACAGGATATGATAAATGCCCTGATTGTCAATACGACCACAGATTTATTAAGTTAAGGAAAAGCTATGAAGAAGCCAACAACGAAAAAAGGCAAGATGGCGAAGGTGAGCAAGGTAATGAAGGAATTTAAAGCAGGAACTTTAAATGTAGGCAAGTCATCAAAAAAAGTGGCAAGCCCTAAGCAAGCGATAGCAATCGCTTTATCACAAGCAGGTATGTCTAAAAAGAAAGGTAAATAATTATGCCAATGGTCGGAATGAAAAAATTCTCTTACGATGCTAAGGGAAAAAAAGAAGCTAAAGAGTACGCAAAGAAAACTGGTAAGAAAATGGCTGCTAAACCTATGAAAAAGGCTGCTAAACGTGGCAAGTAAACCAGGATTGTGGGCTAACATCCATGCTAAGCGTAAAAGAATAGCAGCAGGCTCAGGTGAAAAAATGCGTAAGCCAGGTACAAAAGGCGCACCTACAGCTAAAGCTCTAAAACAATCAGCAAAGCCAGTTAAAAAGAAATGAGTGTTTGGCAAAAGAAAGCAGGTAAGAACCCTAAAGGCGGTTTAAACGCTAAAGGTCGTGCATCTTACAATAAAGAAACAGGTGGTAATCTAAAGCCACCAGTTAAGTCAGGCGATAATCCTAGACGTGCATCATTCTTAGCTCGTATGGGTAATATGCCAGGACCAGAACGTAAACCTAACGGTGAACCAACAAGATTATTACTATCCC